AGATTGTTTAGTTCACTGAGTAAAATTGTAGTAGTACGGTTAGGTACTAATTCAACTTCAGTGGTAGGCATCTTCATTAACTTACCAGTAGTATGAAACGCGGCTAACATAGGGCGCCCGTCTGGCAGTACTATACGAGACATTACATCTGCCATTTCGTTTGCTTGCTGTCCGGCTTCTGATTCGACTGCGTTCATTAGCGTGTCGTGCTCGTCAGAGTTTAAACTCTCTGACGCTACGACTATACAGTTATCGGGCTCACCCGGTACAACTCTATAAGCAACTACTACACGTCTTTTGCTTTTAACAAGTCGCCCGACGTGTTTTAAATTACTCATTTATGCACCTGTACCTTCAGCAGCAGCTTGTGCTTGCTGTGATGCTGCAATCGCTGCTAGAAACTGCTCTAGCTTTGTATATGTAGCACCTACTGTTGTCATTTCGTTTGGACGAAATGCACCACGCTGACTTGCAACGTCAATAATTACTTTTAATGCTTGTAGATCTTGTACTGTTAGATCTGCTGGACCACCTGCAGGTGCTTCTGCGGCAGTTGCTGTTGCGTCAGAGGTTTCCGCTGCTGCGCTTTCCATTTGTTCTTCCATTGTATTAGTTCCTTCTGTTGTTGCATCCAATGTTGTTTCTTTTGTAGTTGTTTTAGCCATATCGTTGTCTCCTTTATTAATAGTAATTATCTATAGCTTGTTAATTGTATTTTAAATATGGACAGGCTAACATAAAGTAAGATAGTTCTTTTGGATCCTCAAAACCTATGCAGACGTTTTCAGTTACAGATCTTTCAGCATCTAAACTTATTGATTTACCTAAATAGTATCTACCTTTGCAGTTAGTTTCTATCCATTTTGTTAGTGCATCCTTTAAATTGTATGTAAAGTGAATAACACTATAGTCGAAATGCTCTGGCGGAAAATCACACCTTCGCATATCAAATACATTATAGACGTTAGGTTTGTCTAGTATTTCTGTCACTAAGCAGCCTCATCATAGTGCAATGTTTGACCGAACGGACCTTCTAAGCCTTTATCGTGGTGACTGTGAACTAAAAAGATTGTATCACAGTATTCTGGATCTCCCCAGCTATCCCAAGCATAGCCGTCTGTAAACATAATAAATTTCTTAGGAACGATATCTTCTTCCTTCATATAATGCCAATTGGCCATAAAGTCAGTTCCACCGCCACCTATAACTTCGTACTCGGATAAGTCTTCACCGTTTTCAGATGTAAAGTCTTGTTCGTTGTAAACTTTAGTATCAAAACACCATACTTTAATTTTATAGTCTCTAAACTCTTCCATAATGCCTTTTATTTCACTAAGAAAGTCTTTAGCTTGCTCGTCACCTATAGAACCACTCATATCGATACTAACACAAATATCTAAAGATTCTTGAAAATCCATACCTGGAAGTATAGCACCAGTATGCCAACTTTTGCGATTAGGACGTTGGAAAGTAAAATCATCTTTAATTGTACTTTGTATTTGCTGCCGGATAATTTCACGCCAGTTCATCTTAGGTTCTGTTAGATCTTTAATAATACGTTGTACACCAGCCGGAGTATTACCTGCGCCTGCAGACTGCGCGGCTGAAATCATATTCTCTTTAATTTCGTCTCTAATCTGCTTTAGTTCTTCTTTAGTGTAACTAGGACGACCTTTACCTTTCCCCTCACCGCCGCCTTCTTTGTCTTTACCTTCACCTTCGTTGCCGTCACCATCTTCCCAGTCAATATGCTCATCTAGCATTTCGCCTAGTTGCTTTAAAAAGTCTTCACCGTTCTTTTTAGCTTCTTCGAACAAGTCGTCATAGACTTCTTCTGAAGTCCAGCCTTCATATTTAAAGTCTTGGTAACAGTCTACAATTGAAGGCTTCTTACCAATACGATCACGTACTAGTAAGTTATTTACAATGTAATCTGCTGAGATGTTATAAAGCATTGGGTTGCGATCTTCTCTACGAATAAGATGATCAAATACGCAATGTAAAATTTCGTGTGCAATAACAAATTCTACTTCTTTATTGTCCATTGCATTAAAGAATTGAGTATTAAAATAAAGGTTGCGACCATCTACAGCCGCAGTGCCTAACCACTCATCAGCCGCAACAATGCGTAGACGAGTGGCCATATTACCAAAGAAAGGATGTCGTAGGAGTAAACCAATTCTTGCTGTAATAATACGATCCATAACTTCTTCACGCATTACTTTTAGTTCAGATTCGGTGATGTCAGGATTTGGAGCCCAACCTTTAGTTTTGCTTGCAGTATCTTTTACTGCCATTGTAAAACTATCACTTCCAAATGGATAAGACATTGTTTACTCCTCTACAACTGTTTTATTATAGCAATATTTATAGGCATTGTCAACCAAAATATATAAGATCGACTACGCTCCTTGAGCCGCTTTAATATATTTGCCATATCGATCGTGGAATTCGTCAAAACAATCGACAGCGTCTGGATCAATTGGCAATCCGTATTGTGTAAGAGCAAGTTTGATACCCATAACAACTAGTTCTGTATCAAAGTTATCCATTGAGAACCGCAAAAAGTTATTAACCTTGTCATCAAACTTCTTGTCATTCTTGTCTGATGCGTCTTTAAGCTCGTAGCACAATGAAACAGTCAAAGAATACATAGCACTAATTTCTTTAGTTTTAAGTTCTTTAACTTTACCAATTAAGATGTCTGACGGATTAGGCATTGAACTAGCAATTTTACGATGTGCCATAAATTTTACAGCAAGACCTTCTCCGACTGATCCTGCAACTAAATCTGTAGTTGTTACGTCATCTCCGTCTTCGTCATCTAATAATTCACTAACAAACGACCACGAACGAGGAGTAGCAAAAGAACGACTTGGTGACTTAGGATCAAATGTATACAAGTCTTGTTTTGCAAATTGCAAGTAGCCTATAACATCAGATTCGATGTTGTTTTCAACAGCCCATTCGAACCAATCGTCGAAGTCTACTGCAAGTTCCAAGTGAACAAAACGGTTAGCCAACGGAGCAGGCATACGATATGTAACACCTTTGTCTGCTTCGCGGTTACCTGCCGCAACAATCATTACATTGTCAGGCAGTTTATATTGTCCTACTTTACGATTTAGGATAAGTTGATAAGCAGCCGCTTGCACACTTGGTGCAGCACTATTCATTTCATCTAAAAACAGAACAATGTTGTCATAAGCACTAGCCATCTCTTCGTCTGGAAGTTCGCTCGGCGCTCCCCAAACCATTTTGCCTTGATTACTGTCGAAGTATGGAATACCTTTAATATCTGTAGGTTCCCAAAGAGATAAACGAATATCAATTAAGTGAGAGTTTGGAAGATCGTTTGTAATTTGTTCAACTACTTCTGACTTTCCGATGCCGGGAGGACCCCACAAAAAGACAGGACGTTTTTTACGTAGTGCTCTACGAATGCTATTTTTTGCTTTGTTAGGAGTTACTGTGCGATTTAATACTTCTGACATAATAAAGCCCTCTTTGTTTGCTGTTATACATATAATATAACATCTAATAACATAAAGTCAACCGTTTTCATCCAATTTCATAGCTTTATTTAGGCCGTACTTTCTTAAGTCTCCAGAGAAAAGAGTTAGTTCGACTGCTTTTTTTTCGTTCGTTACTGTGATACTGCGGTTAGTAAGGTAATATGGGCAGTCAATAAATTTATCTAGATAGATAATAACTTGCGTAGTAAGAGGCATTTCGACTGGATACGGAATGTCATATGTTGTAAGGCCAATTTCTTGTATAGTTTCATAACCGAGTTGTGTAAGTCTAAGACCACCGTTGTTTTTTTCTCTAGTGTTCTGCCACCACAACGGCATATACTCTTTAACCGCAACATCATTGCAAGTTTTTCCAAGTTCTTTCAAGAATATTTTAGTGTAAGTTTCTTTCCAGTTCATTCTTCGTGTACTATTTCACCGTCGGTCAGCTTGTGAACGTTAAAATCATTACATTCAAACATTTCATTTAGTTTGTTAGCTAAATTATGAGCATGACCAGGATTAGAAAAAGACACTTTCTTGTACTTAGGACCTGGATAGTTTGTAAGCATATTCGAACTTTTTAAATTAAAGGGTTTGTTCATATAGAACACAGCCCAAATGGCTTCAGCCTCAAGTATTTGTTCACACTTATAAGTTGTATTATCAGTGTGTTCTAAAATTACATTTGGTTTTGGCCTACTCAAGTCCGAACTCTCCTCAATATATACATTATTTAGCATATTCTCAAGGATTTCGTCTTCTATTTCGTCTAGTTCAATTGAAATTCGTGCCGCCATCTACTCTTACCTCTATTATTTCTTCAGTTTCGTTTGACGTTTTATTTAATAAAAGTTCTTCAAGGTCACCATTTAATCTGGCCATAATTTCGCCAAGTGTAAATGCAAGCGTTTTTGCTTGTTGTATGTTAACTTTAATTTCTTTTGCACCACTTGCCTCTGCACCTTTTACAACTTGTATAAACTGTTGCACAGGCATTGTGTTTAACGGAGTTTTATTTTGCATTCCAAAGTGCTTCTTTCATTGATGATTCAGTCTTAAAAGGACCTTTAGAAATATAGCGTTCGATAGTAATTAGTTTAGGACAAAACGATTTTACCCAACCTTTTTCAAACTTAATAATATAATAACCTGCGCAATACAGGCTTTTAGATTTATCACTCTTTGTAAACAATGGAAGTTGCCTTTTTACATCATACATTGTATTATATGGTGTAACACTTGTAGGATAACCATGTACTTCTAATTCTGTTACGGGTGAATCAGAAATTGTTACACCTTTAGAAAGGTCAATTCCTAATACTTCTTTAATTTCAGACTGTGAGTTTAAAAATTTAGTTTCCTTGGGACTTGCAAATACATATCTTTCTTCGTCCCAAGACAGCGTACCTACTTGTACACCTTCTTTTTCTAAAATCCAAAATTTATCTTGTAATAAAGCTTTTACTTCCATCTATTTTATATACCTCGCTTGTAAGGGTTCAGCAAATGATGCAGCCTGATCTGCAATACGTTGCATATCCCACTTAGCACAAAACTTCATAAGCCTCATACCTACTTGTGTAACATTTTTACTTTCTACGTTATTGATTTGTTCGTTAATAATTGCTCTAATGTCTTCGGGTTGTGCTGTCAAGTCACATAGTGTAACATTGCGTGTGTAGTCATCAAGAACACGATGCTCTACACCTTCATGATCTACCCAACGCTGTAACATCATGTTATTCCAGTTAAAGCCTTTAGTATTCTTATCTTCAAATGCTTCAATAAGGCCTACTTTGTTTTTAGTGCCTTTTTTGCGTACACCTGGATATGCACTAAACACGTTGTCACTAGTGTCACCACGCATACATTTTTCAAACAACATGAATTGAGGATCGGGTGCAGGACGAGGTCCGCCTAGTTTTTTATCAATAACTTCTTTGCCTTTATCATCAAAGTAGCCTTCGTGTGTAATAGTCATGTTAGCAATACCATTATACTGACGTACACGAGGACTAATAAGTTGTGCAAAGTCACCGTCTGTTGAAATAATAATATGTTTGTCATTAGGATGATTCTGTATCCAACCTGCAATCAAGTCATCTGCTTCTAGTTGCGGATGTTGCATAACAGTACAGTTAGTCTTACTAGAAATAAATTCTTTAAACTCGTCGAAACATTCCCAAAATACTGTGTCTTCTTCTTGTTGTGCCGGTGTAAGTGCATCACGACTTTCTTGTCTATTACGTTTGTAAGGTTCATAATAATCTTTACGCCAACTGCGACCTTCTAAACAAAACACAACATGATCTGCGTTAAAGTCACGCCACGCTTTCTTAACACCTGCAAGTGTGATATGAAACGCCATACCTACTTTAGTATCTATGTCACCACGTACTACATGCCTAGCACGAAAGAATGTGTTAGCAGTGTCTACAAGAATGTAAGTCGCCATTAGTTTGCCTATTGTTGTTTATATACATACGATTATATACGATTTTATACGATTAGTCAACCTTTTAAATCGTCTAACATCTTTGCTTGATCCTTTTTAAAATCTGTATATCGATCGTGTACTACAGTAACAATAATATCTATACACATTGCAATAGGCCAAACTATAGCTGCTTCTGCACCAAATATGAGGGCCAGTAAGATTGCTGTACCAACATACGCAAGGAAGCGTTTGTTATAAGGTTGCATGTCGCTAAAGTTCCATTTTAAAAAATAATATAAGTTTTTCATTTTCTTAGTCCCATAAGTTTTCATACGTAAAAGTGATAAATAACTATAACAGAGTTAAAGGAGTTTGTCAATGGCTTACACATATCTAATAGGATGGAGCAACCACGATAAGTTTTACTACGGTGCTCGCTGGGCAAAAGATTGCTCACCTGACGATTTATGGAATACATATTTCACTTCCTCTAAACACGTTAAAGCGTTTCGTAAAGAACACGGCGAACCTAATGTTATACAAGTTCGCAAAGTGTTCAATGATGTTGATAAGTGTAAACTTCATGAGCGTAAAGCCCTAGAGAAGTTAGACGTACTTAACAACGATAAATGGTTAAACAAGAACATCAATGGTATGTTCCTCCCTACTGGTCCTATGTCTGAAGAGCATAAGCGAAAGAAAGTTGAGAGCTTTAAACGCACTATGCAAGGCAAAGGCACTCGCACTGGTAAGAAAAACTCTCCAGAACATCGAGAAAAGAATAGACAAGCAATGCTCGGAAGACCTAAGTCTGAGGAACATATTGCCAATATGCGTAAGCGTCCACAAGACACTATGCGTCTTACTTGCCCACATTGTAACAAAGAGGGCGACTATAAGAATATGAAGCGTTGGCATATGGACCGTTGTAAGCATAAGGTCTAATCCCACAAACTCTCGAAGTACTCGCCAAATAATTTAAATGCGTTTGTCATGCGTTCTTGTGTATCTTCTAAACAGGCTTTGCATGCCGGATCACCAAAGTTAGAACATTTGTCATGACATACATCAAGTGGGTCAATATGCTTTACTTTTTGTTCAAACGCCCATATCATTTCATCTAGTATTTCGTTCCAGCGTTCTTCAGAAAGATTGCTAGGAAATCCATGTGTTGTTGCTTTGAGTTGTACAAGCATAGGATGAATAATCATAGCAAGTGTACAATCCATATTCCAAGTGTCAAACGGTTCTATTTCAACATGTTCGGCTCTGTTCTTACGATATGGACCTATGCGGACTTTCATGATACTTCACTTTTACCTTTGTCAAGAGGAACAATATTAATCATTCCTGCGTCTCTACTAGTATCCATACCTTCTTCTGCTAACATGTTATATACAATGTCTCTAAACCAACGATCTACAATATCTTCTTCTTTGTCAGATTCAGTACCATAGTCGTTTGCAATAAGTTCTTGAATAAAGTAACTGTTCCAATCAAGTTCGAAGAATCCGTTGCGGATGTTGTCTTCGTTTACTTGCATATCAAGTACATTAACCCAAGGTAATTTCTTACGTGTAGCATATGCCTTTGGATCACGAACTTTGATAACTTCTAATTCTTTGGCTTCTAGTTCTTTTTCCTTAGCAGTGATACCAGTAATATCTTTTAGCCATTTTTTCATAATCCTAGTTTCCTTAATTTATCTGCGTCTACTACTTTAGGTTCCCCAGGCGTTGCCGAAGAGCGAGATGTGAAGTCTTGGGGTAAAACGCCAGCCCCTTTCCATACATGCTTCTGCGACATCTTTGACGTTGAGGTTGTATTCTTCCGACCTACCACCGAGCGGCATAAGATACACAGGGCATTCCACACCTTTGTTACGATACGCTTCAACAGCCCGAGTAACTTCATCAAAGTCGTCGTTACTAGCGACAACAAACTTGAGATAAATGTCACTACCGTCAACACTGCTATACTCGCGAGCAACATCAGGCAATATAGCAGTTTCCCAAGGTTCTCCCGAAACACTAAGTTTTGGGGAACAACTCCAAGTAACTTCAAATCTGTCTTGATCCATGAGATAGTTGAAGAAATCGTCGTGTAAAGGTTGTGTAGTGTTTGTTTCAAATGTAACATTTTTTAAATCCTGCATACGGGGATGTTCGAACAGTTCGATATACAATCGCTGCCACGCTAATAACGGTTCACCACCTGTCATAATAAGGTGTACATCCTGACCATTATCCATTGTCCACTTGCCTTCTGGTGTAAGTGACAATAGGTGTTCAACTACTTCGTCAATAGTTGCTTCTTTGTTAAAGTGTTTGAATTCTGGATAGATACTTGCATATGTATCACAGCCTGTATGAATAATTGGCAAGTCTTCAAACTTTTCAGTTGTTTCGTGTACACCTGCGTCAATTAATGCTTTTACTTCTGCATTATAACGGTTACCTTCTGCATGTTGCTCCCAACGATTTTTTGTTTCGTTAGTACCAAAGTTCATACAACGAAAGTTACAACCAAATGTACGCAAGAATACACTTGGTACTCCTACATACTTGCCTTCACCTTGCACACTATAAAATGCTTCTGAATAGCGTAGTTTCATTCACACGCTCCTTCTTTTAAATATTCAGGCTTAACCATTTCACAAACAACTTCTTGTGTTGCGCCGTCATAAAACAACCAAGCATTGATTTCACGCTTTAGATACCAGCCACCGACACCTATCGCAATAGCAATTAAAAGTCCAATAGTATATATTGCAATTTTCATCTCGATGCAAACTCCTGTTGTAGTTTCATATTAACTCCTAATACTGTATTATAACACTGATGACAATAATAGTCAACAATATTGTTGGCACTTCGTTTAATATACGCATTTGCCTACCTGTGTAACTAAAGTCACCGTCTGCCATTTTTCTTCGTGTTGAACTTAACCAACCATGAAACCCGAACATAAGAAACACTGCTCCTGCTTTGACCCAAGGCCAAGTAAGACTCCAGTCAACTACACCGAAACTTACTAGTGTCAGCCCTGACACTAGTGTAGCAACCATAGCAGGAAGCATAATAAACTTTTGAAGCTTATATTCCATAGTTTCTAAAATGCGATATACTTCATCAGAATAACCTTTATACTCTAAATGATATACCATAATCCTTGGTAAGTAGAATAGTGCCGCCATCCAACTAATGAGCGACACTATGTGAATTACAAGAACCCAATCATACATTAACGTTCAACCAACGGTTTAGTATTGTTTGAGTCGTGATAATCGCCTGATTTGTAATAATCACGACTTGCTTCTTCTTTAACCATAATGCCATTACGCATACGATATGTAATAATTTCTCTACGAATTACTCCGCTTGTGTCAGCATCGAATGCTGCTTTAAATGGTCCTTCACTCATCTTGATGCAAACTCCTGTTGTAGTTTAATATTGTCAAAAAACTCTTTCTTTGTACCTGCGTCATCTTTAAATGCACCACGCAACACAGTTGTTTGTGTAAGACTACTGGTTGCCATAATACCTCGATTTTCACAACAACCGTGTGTTGCTTGGATATATACACCTAAGTGTTCTGCACCTGTTGCTTTTGCAATCTCACGTGCAATGTCATTTGCAAGTTCTTCTTGTAGCGTCCCACGTCTAGCACACCATTGTGCAATACGTGTATACTTGCTCAAACCAATCAGTTTGTCTGCGGCAATAATACCAATGTATGCAACACCTGCTACTGGCTGGTGATGATGCGAACACATACTTTTAAGTTCACTTCGCACAACAAGCATACCTTCGTAACGATCGTCTGAATCGTTTGGAAATGCTGTTGCTGTTGGTGCAGGATCATAACGTCCCGCCATAATCTCATTAAAGTACATCTTAGCAAGACGTCTTGCTGTACCTTGTGAATTAGGATCGTTATGACGATCAATTAATAGTGCATCTAACACACCTTCAAATGCTACTGTAGCATTTTCAATAAGTTCTTCTTTATCACCTTTTTGTAGGACTTTAGAAATGTTGTCGCCAGCCCAGTAACGAATGCCTAGATCTTCTAGACGGGCTTTTAATTGTTCCGCTTTGCTCATTTATGTCTCCGATGTTTAGGCAGTGGATTGCCATGAAAAATGGTATACTAATAAAAGTATACCATGTATTTAGGTAATTGTCAAGTTAAAAATATTTTTCTAACATTTCTAGTTGATCATTATACTCTGCTACAATTTTAAGTTCTTGTTCAATTGCTTCGAGTACATCAGGGTGTTCTCCGACACCTGCTGAACTTCGTAGATAAACTTCTACGTTCATTGCATGTTTAGCAATATGGCCTTTAGCATGATCCTTGATTGCTTGGATCATATTCTCTCTAGTGTACTGTCCTACGCTTGCCATCATAAATCCTTTTGTGTTTATTGATAACAATATAATAACATAAATTTAAACTAAAGTCAACCTTTTTTCTTTGCTTCCCATTCTGCTTTTTTCTTTTGGTACTCTGATTCGCTTAGCCTGTGCCAGCCAATACATTTACCTGTTGGTGATCTTCCACATCCGCACATTTATTCTTCCAGTTCTTTAAAAAGTTGCATTGCAAACTCAAATGCTCTATTTGCTTCGTCTGCCATATCGTCATGTAATTTAGCTCTAGTATCTTGTATTAGTTTATACGAATCTTCAAAATCGTACATTTTACCTGATCCAGGAGCACGTTTCTTAATCATTTGCCCACCGTGCAATTCACCAAAGTGTCTTACATAAATGTGTGCAATTAGTCCTTCGCCTTCTAAGTTGTTAACATAGTCGACATACTCTTGAACAACTGGACACAATACAGATTCGTCTCTTTCGATGCCGAACTCTTCTTCCAGTTCTTCCATATCTGCGAGCATACCAGGTGCTCTGCAAATTCCTTCAATGCCTTCTAGCATACCAGCATCTCTTGCTGCTACCTCTAGTGCTTCGTACTGTACATATTGATTGTAAATAAATCTATGATATTCGGGTGCAGGCATACCTTTAAGTAGTTTACGTGCAACAACCATACGTTCTGCGTTTTGGTGATTCTCCCAAGTGAGTTCTTTTAGTTTTGCACTCATAGTAAGGTCCTTAGTGCTCTGTAAATCTTAGGAACATATACCCCAAAAAATACTAAACCCCAAAAGCCTGCCATTAGTATAGCATACTCGGGCCATCTTTCAAAATCTAAATACAAACCTAAGCTGATTAGTATAATCCACGACCAGTCAGTATAGCCGTGTATTCTTTTAACCTTTTGAGCGCCAAATTTTTCGTGTAATTCGCTGCGTAGTTTAGCAAACCAAGGACACACGTGACGTAATATCACAAAACCTTCGTTTACTACCATTATTAAATAACCTATAATAAAAGCAATCATATTAATTCTCCATCATAGTTATTTATCATTAAATGCTAGTTTAACTAATCGTACTCATATGGGTATACTAACCAAATATCTTCTTCTGCTTTATTTACTTCGTCCCAATAGTATCTTACTTCACCGAAATCGCTGCTTAGATTTTCTGTCATTACAGCAAATCTTACATTCTGGCCCCATACAGTATCCCAATTAGGATGATCAGGCAAACATCCACTTTGCCAATCTTGTTTAATCCAGTTAAACGTAGCACCAGTGTCGTTGATATCATCTACGATAAGTATGTTTTTCTTTTTATCCGGATGATTAGTCGACTTTTCAAAAATGCCATCTCTGTCATATGCTTGCAAGTAACCAAAAGCATCTTCTGCCATCCAGCAGTTACTTTCACTTTCTCTGTCGTCATCTCGTAAACTAACTTTGAGTGCATTACATGGTATGTCTAACATGTGACTTAGTATAACTGCTAAAGGCATTCCGCCTCTGGTAATACCTACAATATAGTCAGGCCGCCAGTTGTCTTTGTACATTTGTAATGCAATATGTGCTGCTGTTTTATGTACATCTTCCCAATTATAGTGTTTTTTATTCACTTTTGTACTCCATTTCAGTTTTAATTTCGGTGCCTTGTTTGTCGTTTGCAATTCCTAATGCCATAGATTGTATCTGCTCTATTAAATGATTGCAAGTGTCATGGTCGTAATCTTTTTCTGCCTGTTCAGAAAACTCGTTGCGTAAACGATGCACTTGAATCGCCAAGTCGTGCATAACATTTATACGTTTAATTAGATCTTCAATTGTATGTTGCATTAAAACGGCACCTCGTCATCTTTTTCATGGTTACCTACATAGTCTTGATGTACCATTTTGTAGATAGATTTAAGATTTTCAAATGCTTTTTCAAGTGCAGGATAGTGTTCGCACATATTATTGATTTTGTCTAAACTAGGCATTATATCTACAAACTCAGTTTGTTCCCAAGTAATACCATCCCAACGAGTTGAATCTTCAAGTGTAATAGTATCTGGACCTAGAGTAATAGTACTAACACTAATACCATCCACAGTATATAGATCTTCGTTTATAGATGTGTCTATAGTAACATTGGTATCCATATCTTTTGTTATCCACTCACTTGTAATATCAAAAACATAATCATTATCTTTATCACTCATTAGCAATTGCTCCATATAATGCTTTACCAGAGAAATAGTTATGTGAAAGTGTCGCAGCTTGTTCGTAGATATCAAATTCATAAGTGTCGTAATTTTCAATGTAGTCTCTTAATTTTGCGATTACTTTATCTTTGTTTGCAATATATGCATCAAAGTTCTCTGTCCATTCGCTAGGATATTTAAATTTATCTCTAGCCATTTCACTGTAACTTAATCTATCAGGCACCATTGGAATAGCATCTAACAACGCACCTTCATACCAACTAATACCTAATGTCTCTTGCAAGTTCGCACTAAACACAACCTTTGCTTGACCTAATAGTTTGTGATATTCGTGCTTGGATAGTTCCTGCTCTTGACATATAACAAATTCATATTCAGGCATAGACTCTGCTAAGTCTCTAAATATTTCAACTTGCTTCTCAGGCGCTACTCGATGCGGAAAGAGTATTAAGTTACGTTTTTCTTGTTCGTCGTATTCTGAAATACATAGTTCATCTGACAAATATTCCATAGGCCAGCCTACACGATGTATTTTATCATAATCAATATTATAGTCTTCCATCATTACATCTGTAAACATATCAATATGGAAGTCAGTTGCAAAGAAGTTATGATCATAGCATTCAAACATTGACATTTCAGCATGTCTGACCCAAGGCTTATCGCCTATTAGTCGTCCAAGGAAATCTGCAGGGTCGTAGGAGCCGGCGTGCCAAAGCCCTCCGACTCTAATACGTACTCCCAATAACTCTGCCATATACCGTAACTGAATAACAGTTGGGTTCCAAGCATCTGTGTATAAAAAGTAATCATTGTCTTTAATTATCCCATCACAAAACATTTCACCAATTAGTTCAAGTTGCTTAGACTTGTATACATTAGTGCCTCCGAAGTTAAGAAAAGCCCCAGGCGTAGTAGCCTGAGGCGTCTCTCCCCCAGATACGACTTCAACTGTTTGATTAGTTGCAAGCCGTATCTGTTCTGGTAAATGTGTCTTCCACTGCTTAGTATATCGAGTGTCGACGGCTTCTATATCTACAATATAGATTGTCATAACTAACGCCTATTTGCGTTTCTTGCCTTTGCACGTAACCAGTTCTTGTACTTTTCGTACGCTTGCCAATTACGGTCGTCTCTCTTATAAAGAGCTTTTTCATCAAAGACCTTGCCTTCAAAACGGCAATAGTCGCGGTATTCGTCTAAGTCACTAAAAATTTTATTAACAACTGGGTTATTGATCGACATTATGGTTCCCTTTATTATGTCTTATGGATATACTATTTGGCAGCCGTTTTCGCCATCTTCGGCTACATCGATGACTACAAAACGGCCTGGATACTTTTCGTTAATCTGTAAGTACAAATCGTCTGCGATCATCTCGCATGACTTATAGTCTAACTGAAGTAGATCTTCTTTATATAAGTTTTCCAACCAACGTTTGAATTGGATAAACTCAATATCTCTGTCATTGTGTGTTACTTGTATCTGCACTTTAAAATGAAACGTATGACGATGTGGATAGCCTAAGAAGCTTACATCATATTCATCCCCTGTTGCTAGTGCTGGATCTTCTAACGCTGCTGGATACTTATGAATACCTTCTTTGGTAAACGTTACCCAGATGCTGCGTTTTGCATTTTCTAGTTTAGACATCTTAGCGTCCTCTTCTTTGTTACGCCGTTTCATGTAATTGTAATATGATTCTTGCTGTGCTTCTTCGGTCATTTTAAGATAACATCGTTACGATATTTTAACCAATCAGTAAATTTGTCATGTGCCATTAAGTCATGTAGACTGTGACACCAGACACCTGGATTAGTTGCTCTGTAAGATTTGTCATCTATCTTAACCATTGTATTATAGTTCCATAATTTAACATATGGTATCGGGACTCTTATTTGCGGAATAAAGTTATCAAATTCACATAATCCGCCTTCGTGAAAGTTTTCTACACATTGCATAGGAATATCTAGTGTGCAAAGATAATCTTGTTTTAGGAAACTTAAGATTAAATTTTCCCAAGGAGCCCATTCTTCAGATACACCAGCGGCAGGGCTAAAACTATGATTAGCACCAAAAAATATGTGTTTACAGTTATTGTTTTCGTATAACTGTTTTATTTTATCTTCACGTTGCACGCCATCGACAAATAAGGTTCGTAAACCAAATGCCGGTGTTTGCTCAACTTCTATCCCTATAAAGAAGGACGCATCGTCTGCTTCACCATCTTGGTATTCTCTTCTCACTTTTTAGTCCTTCAACCGTCGTTCGATTCTGTATATTTCATCCTTGAGCCACAATTTTTTAGTTTTTAGGCGGTATAGCTCGTCTCCGCTTGTATAATTATTATATAGTATTTTTATTTTATTGTCAAGTTCTTTATGCTCTTTATATAATTTATCTAATTGCATCTTCATAACTTTATTAAATGGCTTTTCACTCAAATAACTCTCCGAAGTACGTTTGGTTATTTACAGTCTTTTTACCAATTGCACCTCTAGTTCCGGGAATTTCTGTCCAAAACATAGAATGTTCGTCTATAAGTTTAATAGATTCTTCTTTATTTGTACAAGAGAAAATTCTATCTACTACATCTCTAAAAAAGATTCTATCATGTTTTTCTTGCACAAGCATGTTAGGCACAACACCATTATCGTATTGTCTATTTGCTTCTTGTACTGCATTAATATGACTCCATACATTATGACCCATTTGTATAGCGTAACTAAAACTATCCCAACTAGTGCTGTCTTTTTTCCTAACAATTGGTGATCCATTTTCGTCAAGCACCGGTTGATCATTCTTATCCAGTTCAACTTCGCCTGCTAGTACCTTAGGTGTACCTATCTTATTTCTATCGCCTTTGTTGTATATACATACTTCATTAACCAGTAAACCATCAGTTAACGGGCTATTTTCGAACTTAGGAAATATTCCATCTTG